CGTCACCTTTGACGAGCATCCCGGCGATGACGTCGAAGACGCGGATGAAAATAACTTCTATTCCAACCTCTGCGGCAAGATCACCGACTCCGAGCTTGGCACAATCGCCAATGACCTTCTGACCGGCATCGATCTCGACCAGCAATCAAGGAAGGATTGGCTTGAGGCCAGGGCGACCGGCATCCGGCTCTTGGGGCTTAAGCTTGAGGAGCCGCGCGGCGATATGGGCCCGAGTTCGGCGCCATTGGAGGGCATGTCCACTGTACGCCATCCATTGCTGCTGGAGGCGACCATTCGATTCCAGGCCAATGCGCTCGGTGAGCTTCTTCCCGCGAGCGGCCCGGTCAAGGTCCGCAACGATCTGCCGATGCGTCCCGATGCGCCGGAACAGCCGCCACAGCCAGGAGCGCCGCCCAAGCCGGCCGAGAGCCAGGACATGGACGATCTTGGCGCGGCGCTCGAAAAGGACATGAACCATTATTTGACCGCGACCGCGACGGAATACATTCCGGACACCGACCGCATGATGTTCTACATCGGCTTCGGCGGCGATGGATTTAAGAAGGTCTACAATTGCCCGCTGCGCAATCGTCCGGTCAGCGAAAGCGTCGACGCCGAAGACGTCATCGTCTCCAACCATGCGACCGATCTGCGCAACTGCGGCCGGGTCACGCACCGGATCAAGATGCGGCCCGCCATTCTCCGTCGCATGCAAATCCTGGGCGAATACCGCGACGTGCCGATCGGCAAGCCGAACCCGATCTATGACGTGACCGCGCCGGAGCGGGAGAAGGCCGAGATCGGCGGCTATGAGCCGCGCCCGCAGCAGCCGAAGGACGCCGAATACGAGGTCTATGAATGCTATTGCGAGATCGACCTCCCGGACTTTGCGCCAAAGCAATTCAAGGGCAAGGGATTGCCGCTTCCCTATGTGGTGACCCTTGAAAAGGAAAGCCGCCAGGTCCTCTGCGTCCGTCGCAATTGGGATGAGGATGATGAGCAGGCATTGACGAAGCAGTTCTTCGTGCAATTCCCGTTCATTCGCGGTCTCGGCTTCTACGGCCTCGGCCTCCTGCACATTCTCGGCAATCTCACCATGGCGCTTACGGCCATGCTCCGCCTGATGATCGACAACGGGATGCTCTCGAACTTCCCTGGTTTCCTCTTCGCCAAGGGCGCCGGCAGACAGAACACCAACAACATCCGCGTGGCGCCGGGCACCGGCTTCCCGGTCGATGTGCCGCCGAGCATGCGGATTCAAGACGCGTTCATGCCGCTTCCCTATCGCGACACCGGGGCATCGTTCGTCAACCTGATGGCCCATATCGAAGAGGTCGGGCAGCGTCTTGGGCAAACCGCCGAGGCCCAGATCGGCGAGGGCAAGCAGGATGTGCCGGTTGGCACGACCATGGCCCTGATCGAGCAGGCCACCAAGATCATGGACTCTGTCCACAAGCGCCTCCATGCCGCGCAGGCGCAGGAGTTGCAGCTGCTCAAGGAGCGGTTCCGCGAGGACCCCGAGGCATTCTGGCGGCACAACCGCAAGGGCTTCCGCCCTGCGCGGAAGTGGACCGTCGAGCAGTTCAAGCAGGCCCTTGAGGAGCGCGACCTGGTCCCGGTCGCCGACCCCAACAACCCCACGAGCCTGCACCGGATCGCGAAAGCGACGATCATCGACGCCCTCGTCCAGAAGTATCCGCAGGACATCGACAAGCGGAACGCATTGAAGCGGATCATGCGCATCGCCGACATCGATTCGGACGGCCTGATGCATGACCAGACGCAAGCGCCGCCGCCTGACCCGCGCATGGTTGCGATCCAGGCCAAGGCGCAGGCCGAGCAGATGAAGGCCCAGATCGACCAAGCCAAGGTGCAGATTCAGGCGCAGACCGCGCAGATGACCTTCACCGACAAGGAGAAGGAGCGCGCCTTTAAGGCGCAGATGCAGCAGTACGAGCTTCAGCTTGAGCAGATGCGCGTGCAGGCCGAAATGATCATCCATGCCCATGATCTGAAGCGCGACGACGCGACGGCACAGAATGACATGCAGGCCAAGCAGGCCGAGGTCGCGCACGGCATCATCTCGGATCATGCCAGCAACCAAGCCAGCCTGCAGCAGACGGCGCAGAAGCATCAGCTCGACATAACGGCGAATGCGCAAAAGCACGGCCAGGAGATTGCGGCGCAGCGGGAGAAGCATCAGCAGACGCTCGCGGCCGAACGCGAAGCGCATGCGCAGCAGATCGAACTTGAGCGCCAGAAGCACCAGGCCAACCTCGAAAACCAGAAGCAGATCGCCGAGGCGAAGGCCAAGGCGGTCGGCCCGGCGGAAGACAAGCGCGTCGAGATGGAAGGCGAGAAGCATAAGCAGCAGATGCAGCTCGACGCCGAGCGTCATGACCGCGATGGCGAGAAGCACAAGCTCGATCTTGCCACGAGCAAGAAGATGGCCGACGCCAAGATCAAACAGATGAACAAGCCGAAACCCAAGCCGGCAGGAGGCAAGTGATGAATGACCATGATTTTCACATGGGGGTAGCTTTTGATCGCGAGCGCGCGGATCAACAGCGCCACGAAGAAACGATGGCGATCAAAAAACAGCACCACGAAGAAATGATGGCGATCCAAACGCGTATAGCGCTTGCATTGGAGGCGCTGGTTATGAAAACCGCGCCAGTTACCATGACGGGATTCGCATCTCCGCCGCTAATGAACCCGCTCGGGGCGTATCCTCAGTTCGGGACATGCAACACTTTCGGAGACCACCGCTGATGGCCCACGAACACGAGAAAGACGTCCGCCGTTCGTTCGGCGACAAGCTTGATGCGATGACCGGTTCTCGTGGGGAACACCCCATGGATCGCGCCTCGCGCATTGCCGGCGTCAAGGTCAATGCCGCTGCGCAGGGCGACGCGGCTTCGCCAGAGGAAGAGCAGTGGATCGGCGCCCCCGCGCGACAGGTCTCCAACACCGGAAAGGTGAGGAAGTAACATGGCCCACCCGTATCACATGCACCGCGAACAGCAGGTCGCGCATCGCCGCGTCGGCCCCCTTCTCAAAGGCGAGCCCGATGGCGCCGAGCAACATGCGCGGAGCCCGGCGTTTTCAAAGGTCACCAGCAAGACCTCGGCAGAGAGCCACGACAAGGTCTCGGGCAATAAGGGCTCAAACCGTTTTGCCCGTGGCGGCAAGGTCAAGCACAAGGGCCAAACCAACATCGCGATCGTCATGCCACATCACCCGGCCGGGCCTCCGCCGGGTCCGATGGCCGGACCAGCCGGCGGGGCTCCTCCCCCAATGGCTGGTCCGGGTCCTCTTCCGGGAGGGCCTCCGGGTGGTCCTCCGGGCATGCCACCAAGCGGCCCACCTCCTGGCATGCCGCCCGGAATGCCAATGCGCGCGCGCGGCGGCAAGATCGACGGCGAAGGGACCAAGGCAGACGACAAGAAGTGGTCGGCCCGCGCCAAGGCGAACAGCTACTTCCGTGGCGGCGCCGCGACCGGCGTCGGCCGCGAGGAGAAGGCCGAGCACATGAAACGGAAGGGCAAGTGAGCAAGAGCGCCCACTCCCGGCTCCTGGAGCAGCTCATCCGCGAACGTCGCACCGTGCTGATGGAATCGATGGTCACGGTGCCGGATGGCCACCTTGCGGATATCGCTGCGACCATCCGGGGCCTCGATGAGGCGATCAAGATTTCCGAAGAAGCAGACCGCAAAGTGAGTGGAGAGCAATAGAGTGACAGTCCTATCCGCCCCGAAGATCGAACAGCTCGCCCGAGCAAAGGACCCGAAGCAGGCCCTCATCGATGCTGTCGGCGATCTCGACAAGGCCGAGGTGTTTGCAGACCTCGTCCTTTTGGGCACCTATATCCGCAACGAGATGACCCCCGGCGGCATCATCCGGCCGATCGACAACGTCAAGGAAGACGAGAACCAAGGCAAGATCGGCCTCGTCCTTAAGTCTGGCCCGCTGGCCTTTGGCGATTGGGAAGAGGACGAAGATCGCGGCAAGAGCGCGACGCTGCACACCTGGGTCGTCTTCCACAATGTGCATGCATGGCAGATTCAGCTCAACGGCGTGCCGTGCCGACTGATCCCCTACGACAAAATCCGCATGTCCGTGACCGATCCAACCCTGGTGTTCTGATGTCGCGTTTTAAACGAGAAAAGACCGAACCGACGATGCCCGTGGTCGAGGACCAGA